AGACTTTTTTGAAACTAGGCTTTGTACGTGCTATAGCACTGCTAGCAGCTGCTCAAAAAAACATGACTGTGCAAGACTTTACACCCTGTCAAATCAAAGAAATACTAACTGGCACGGGAAAAGCTACAAAACAACAAATACAAGACAGAGTGAAAAACTTATTCCCATCGGCAACTAAATTTGTATCGTATGACAGTAGCGATGCAATAGCAGCTGCAGTATGTGGTTGCTTTTAGAAAGGTATTATGAACATCAAGCTAGACTCAATTAAACTAAAGCCGTATCAAGAGTTAATAATTGACGCGATTGAAAACAAAGGCTATCGCAAAGCTGTTGCCATTATGCCACGCCGTAGTGGTAAAGATGTAGCTGCTTTCTGGTTGTGTGTCAGGCAAGCACTAAAAAAGACATGTAACATATTTTATATAGCGCCTAGCTATACTATGGCTAAACGTATCATATGGAACAGTATTTTATCTGATGGTCGTAGGTTTTTAGACCTGATTCCACCGCAAGTAATTAGCTCTATGAATAGCCAAGAGCTACTTATTCGTTTTGTTAACGGTAGTACTATCCAGCTTATAGGTGCATTAAACTATAACAACTTGGTAGGTTCTAACGCCTACGCTGTAGTGTTTACCGAGTATTCAATATTTCAAGACGGCGGCAAATGTTACCAGCTAATCAAGCCCATATTGGCATACAACGGAGGCTGGTGTTTGTTTGTATCTACGCCACGAGGCAAAGCTAATCACCTCTATGACTTATGGCAGGTAGCCCGAGACCATAAAGACTGGTTTGCTTTAAAGCTTACTCTTGATGAAACAAAGCACATTAAGCTAGACGAGATCAATAAAGAGCTAAGCGAGGGCTTAACCACACCAGATTTAATACAACAAGAATATTATTGTAGTTTTGCTGGGGTAGATAGTGGTTCATACTGGTCAGCACAGTTAGATAAAGCCAGAGTCGAAGACAGAGTACAGCGATTTGAATACGATCCTACGTTTAAGGTTAATACATCTTGGGACATAGGTTATAGCGACAGCACGAGTATACTGTTCTATCAAACCATAAATAACAAAATTTACATCATAGACGAATATTCTTGCGAGCGTGAGGCATTGACTCATTACGTCAAAATAGTGCAGCAACGTCCATATTTGTACGGCTATCACATAGCACCCCATGATATCAAAGTGCATGAGTTTTCTAGCGGTATAACAAGATTAGAGACAGCGCGTCAACTGGGTTTAAATTTTACAATAGCAGATGATATTGGTTTGATGGACGGAATAGATTGTGTTCGTAATACATTTAATAGAATATTTATAGATGAGCGTTGCAAAACTCTTTTGCGGGCTATAGAAAACTATCGTCCAGAGTATGACGCGAAACGGCAGATGTACAAAGACAGACCGTTGCACGATATACACTCACATATGGCAGATGCGTTGCGGTATTTGTGTGTTAGCTTACCAAAAACAAGAGATGACCATACTACAGCAGAAGAGTTAGACAAACGGTATAGACAAGCTGTTTATGGTAGTGATAGTATGCAATCAGGATTTTTTAGTAATGATAAGTTTTAGAGTGGCATGACATTTATAATCAAACAACAAAACAACTACTTGGGTACAAATCTCATATCATGCCACAAGAGAGATAATGTAAAGCAATGTTAGCATGAAAAAAGTATGAGGTAAATATGGCAGATACGGTTGGTAAAATATCTAGTGAGCTGTTAAAAAAAGCTCCTGATAGTAGAGATCCTATAGAGTTGCAACGTGAGATACACAAGACTTATGAAAAAGATTTTTATGAGTGCTTGCGGCGTGGCAGACAGCAATATACAGGCGAGTACTATGTAGTTGTGTTGACCAAAAAAGAACGCTTAATGGAAAATGTTTTACGTAACTACTTTATAAACCGTACATCGTGCCCTAGCCCAGAATATGACCAGACAGTCTACAAGATACATAAAGACGATAAGATTCAGTTTTTATGGGTATTACCGTCAAAAGATACCTGCGAAATGTTTATACGGCATGCAGGGGAGATAGTACCAGATGAAAGATGGTTGTTGTATTATATACTTGCCGACCGAAACGGCGACTTGTTAAAGCTGTCAAAGCAGCTAAATAATGAAGCAGATAACTCAATATTGATAAAGGCGTAAGGATATGGATTTACCAATAGCATCACAATCACAAATTGATCAAATGAACAGAGAGGCAGCCAAGAAAATGCAACAGGAAGGTATTGAAATGATTGAAGAGCAAGTAGTTGAGCAAGTACAAGAAGAAGTTGTTGAGGAAGCCCCACAGCAAACGATACAGGCGCAACCAGATCAATCTATCGAGGCGGAGCTAAAGAGTGTCAAAGACGAAAATTGGCGATTACTGCGTCAGTCTAAAGATAAGTTACAGCGTGAATTAGATGAAGCAAGAGAGTTGCTAGCACAGCGACAAGCTGCAACAAAACCTCAAGAAGAAGAGATTGACCTTAGTGAGCTTGGTATTAAAGAAGACGACTTGGCAGAGGGTAGGCATCTTTTAAGTATCAAAAAAGAGTTAGCAGCGCTGAAGAAAGCACGTGAAGAAGATTCTAAGCGTCTAGCTATGTCTACTGCTGAGATGCGTATTAAGAACGACTTTCCAGACTTTGAGAAGGTAGTGTCATACGAAAATCAAAAAAAATTACGTGAGATAGATCCAGATGTGGCCGATGCAATTTTAGCTACAGGCGACGTTTATAAAGCCCATGCTATGGCGTATAAGATGATTAAGCTATTAAATATCCATCGTGATACTTCATACGATGCTGACAAGCTTAAAGCACAGCAAAACTTAGCTAAGCCTAAGTCATTGAGCAGTATAGCGCCACAAAAAAGTGAATCTCCTTTGAGTCATGCCAATGCTTTTGCAAACGGTTTAACGCCAGAGTTAAAAGACCAGCTAGTCAAAGAGATGTTTGCAGCACGTCAAAACTTATAAAATTATAGGGGGTAGTATCAATCTGCTCCCTCTAGTTGACCCTCATATACTTTTTGCTAATATAAAGCCAGCCGTAACGAGAATTCGCTACTCTCACCCTTCTTAATGGCCGTATAGATTCTCGCCAGATCATCAGACTGTAAAAAGACTCGTCATCTTATTTGAAGTACATTGATTAACTTTAATTAAGGAACAAAAATGGCAGTTACAACTACATCCATTTTACCTTCACCAGTACAACAGAGCTTTAGCTATAAATTGCTAAGCGTACCTGTACCAAATATGATTCATAATATCCCAGCAATGCGCAAAAATATGCCTCGTAATGGTGGTAATACTTTACGTATGCGTAGATATAACCCATTACAAACAGCTATGGTTCCTTTGGGGAACAGTGGTATTACTCCACCACCACAAAACCTAACAGCTGTAGACATCGATGCTAAAATTAGCTTCTATGGCACATATGTAGTTTTAAACGAACAAGTAACATTACAAAACCAAGACCCTGTTCTTAACGAATGTGCAGCACGTTTAGGCGTATCGCTACGTCAAACCGAAGATCAGTTAACACGTGATATGTTGGCATCAACAGCATCATTTATTAACTGTGTTGGTGGCGTAAACGGCGACAGTCCGACCGAGCTAACATTGTTAGACGTGTCTGAAGTAACACGTGTATTACTAGGTAACAACGCTTATACAATCTCCGATAACATCGAAGGTGAAGATAAGTTTGGTACAGCTCCAGTTCGTGACGCTTATTTTGCTTTATGTCATACAAACATGACAAAAGAGTTAGAAGGCGTTAATAACTTTACGTCAAAAAGTAATTATCCAGCACCTACAAACGCTTTACGTTCAGAGTGGGGTTGTGTTAATAACTTGAGATTCTTGGTATCAAGCATCGGCTCAATCAGCCCAGCTGCTTCTGTTCAAGGTCAAGACGTATATAACATTTTCTGTGTTGGTATGGAAGCTTATGCAACTGTACAGCAAGATGGATACAGTGCGTCCTTTATCTACAGACCGCCAATTTATGATGGCCCATTAGCGTTGAACGCTTCTGTAGGCTATAAATTTGCGACATGTCCAAGAATAACCAACGATCTCTGGGTTATCAACCTAAGAGCTACATTAGCACAATAAAGGAGATATTATGGACGGAACAATTATAGTACGT